GCAGAAGGGAGGAGAGTACTGATACTTTCCGACCGGCGTGAACATTGCTTTTACTTACAAAATAGGCTCGGCTCTAAAGCGAAGCTGTATGTAGGCGGCATGAAGGAGGCGGATCTAGAAGAGTCTTCCCGGGCCCCCATCGTGGTCGCCACCTTTCAGCTGGCTCACGAGGGCCTGGACATTCCAGCGCTTGACACTGTCATCTTATCAACTCCCAAGAGCGACATCAAGCAATCTATTGGACGTATTATGCGGGAAACGAAGGGCAAAGTGAATGATCCACTGATTTTCGACATTGCCGACCATTGGTCCGTGTTTTTCGCCATGTATCGCAAACGGCTAAAGGTTTATAGGGAGGGGGGGTTCGAGGTCATTAGTGACCGACCAGAGAAACCTACAGAGGTTTTTGGAAAGGGGATGTGTTTGTTTTAATTTCTGATAGAGTCCACGATGCCCAAGAGAAACACCCCAAAAACAAAGCCCATGACCACGTAATTACACTCGGTGTTGTCTGCGACTGGAAGTACCGTTTCTTTATTTAAGAGACTCTGAGGCCGTACTGGAGCGGCTTCATTTTCTTCGAATGGCGCAAAGGCCACTGCCATTACTTAGTGTTTAGAAGTTTTTTAGCTACGCTTACAATGAAACCTCCTTCTTCTTGCTCTTCGCCTTTCCCTTGCCCTTCACTGCCACCTCGCGCGTGTCTGGATCTCCTGCATCGATGCTCACAATGTCGGAAACGTCGTCGTCGTCGCGGGGTGGACGGCTCATCTGAGCTGGAGGTGGGCCCATCATTCCCATCAGAGATCCAAAGTCCATTCCCGGTCCGCGCATCTCACGACGGAGGCCGCCTGCTGGTGGCTCGTTCGACGCCGGGCCCGCGCCCTGTGAACGCTGGACGGCGTCAACCATGTTGCGCATCAGCTCCGGGTTCTGCTTCATGACCTGTGTGACGTTTGGAACCGCCGCCTTGAACATGCTGTTCGTCAGGTGGAACATCATTGCCGAGCCGCCCACCATCATGATCAGCTTCACCTCGGGTGCCACTTGAACCTTGGTCTTGTACTTGTTGTAAAGCTCCTCAAAGACGCCATCGTAATCCTCGACGTTCTCCATACAATTCTGGGACCAGCCGTTCAGCTCCAGATCGAAAGGATCAAACTTGTCGTTCAGAAACTCCAGGCCAGTCACACAAGCAATCATCATCCGGCGCTGAAACTTGATGGAGCGATCAGCCTCGATGCTATACGTCATCCGCTTGTACTCGGTACGAATCTCCTCAATGTCCGAGTAAATGGTCAGACGGGCGCTTGCCTGAATTCCCTTTTTGATCAGGCGAGTAATCTTGTTCAACAAGTCAGCCTTCTCGTCCTCAATCGTCTTGTATCCCTCAGAGGGCACCTGGTCGCCCCCTCCCTGGAACTGCTGCTGAGGGCCGTCCTGACCACCGAACCCATCATCCTCCATTTCCTCCCCGTCATCAAACTCCTCAGGCATTGGAGGAGGTGGCGCGGTGCGCTTCCCAGGATTCATGAACATGTCCATCCCCACGTCATCAGCGGCAGCCATAGACTCTGATGGCCCAGGCGCCCGCTTCGCAAATGGACTGGGGCGAGCAGGCTTGGCACGCAGAGGAACGGTCTTCCGAGTCGGAACCTGAATTGAGATTTCGTCAAGAAGCTTGGACTCGTCGTCGTTCATATCCATAGGGCCGTCGAATGTCATAGTGGTCTCCATCTCTGGAATCTTTTAAGAAAGGAACTCGGAATCTTTAACGCACTAAAAAAATATTAGCGAATTATAAAATGGCATTGAAAATTGGAAAGATCTTTACTCAGGCTGTGATCATCGGTCTCCTCGTGGCTATCCTGGTCATGCTCGTCCAGGGCCGCGGCAGCACATACGAGACGTACACGGCCGCCCCCCTAGTGACCACGAGCGGCCCGGAGGCGTCCAAGGGACCCACCAGCCTGACGGAGATTCCTTCGTCGCTGGAGTGCACCCCAGGCCCCTCAGCGGATGCGGCTTACTATACGCGCGGCATGACCGCAGGTGGCCTGTGCGGCGACGGCGACATGGTTCGCTCTCAGATTCGCGACTTTTCCATCGAGAACGGCATCGGCGGCTCTCTGCTTGAGCGGACCTAAAAGACCGAGTGCGCAACACTCGTGATTCCAACTTTTTTAAAATCTCGACCTAAATTAAATGTGTGACACAGAGGTTTACACTGTTCGTGTTGACTCTACACGAACTTCAACATCAAACACCAATTTTGTATCTTATATCAACATCCCCTTGAAAAATGTGGTAAAAGCGGAACTCCTTATGGCTGTCCTTCCGTTCAACGTAAACGCTTCAGCTGTTATATATATTCACGTCAAAGAACTTGTTTCAAAATTCAACGATCGCGCGACCCTCGAATATACCCTGAGTTCTGCTGGCCAAGTATCGACACAAGGAGGGGTCTCGACTCCAATTTCAAATATCCAGTATCTGAACACCTCTTTTGCTACGATTCCAGGCGACCAGCAGTACGCACGTACAGTTTACACCGCAAGTGGTTCAGGTTACCCCACGGATGTTAATTTCATAGAACCTATTCGGCAACTGGAAAAGCTTTCCATTGCCATGTACGACTTTAACGGTAACCTGATAGTAGATCCTACTGAGGCTGGCCCGACTTTCTTGGCTTTTCGTTTCACATGCGCCAAGCCAAACGTGTGCCAGTATGGTGGACAAATTGTCTGATGGTACTTTATATGGAGTACATCGTGTACGTCGACTCAAATAATAGAAACCAGACTCTCTGGCCAAATTCAAACAGTTATACACTCCACCTTACCAACCCAATCTTGAATATCACCGAGGTTGAGTTGGTTTCTGCCCAGCTGCCCAATCTCGTCGCCTCTCAGTTCGTCACGCTCGACGTGGCGGAACTCAGAACGCCCACGCACCTCTGCGCCGATGCACTGAATCTATCAGGAGCGCAGTCAAATGTCTTAACACTGACATCCAATGCATTCGATGGATCTTTTGCCACAATTCCAATCAAAATTTCAGGATGCGATGAGTTTTACAATGCCAATTATCGCATCAGCACCGTGTATCCTGCGCGCATCGACAAGTTGGACAGGCTGACCATATCGTGGCGTCAGCCGAACAGTGGAGACTTGCTGGTTGCTGGTCGCAATATGTTTCTCCTAAAATTCAAAACGGTTCAAATCCCAGTTGAGCTCGAACGCCCAGAAAGCCTCCCCCCTCCCGTCCCTTGGAACAGTGGTGATCATACCAAAATGATGATCATAGGAGGAGTTGCTATTGTGGGTGTTTTGATAATAATATCCGTAAAAAACAGATAGACGATGTGTGACAGCATCGCGAATGGCGGGATGTGTGACAGCATCGCGAATGGCGGGCCACCTGCCTGCGTCTGCCCGCCATCGAACGTCATAATTACTTCAAACCTCTTAGACACAACGGGAAACGTCATCGCGGGTAACATAATCTCCGTTGACGGAACCTTCACAGGAAGCTTGTTCGTTGCTGGTCAAGTTTATGGAAATATCATTTACAATTCACTGAATATTGGGGGAGTGATAAACACAACAACCATCGTCTCTAGTACATATTACGGTAACGGCTATGGGTTGGCTATTTTAAATGCGTCGAACATAACTGGAACAATTTCAAACACAAATTTGCCACCAAGTGGGGTCGTCGCCGGTACGTACGGCTCGAGTGCAAACATATCGCAGATTACAGTCGACCAGTACGGCATTGTGACGGCCGCTTCGAATATTGCGGCACAGTGGTCAACCGTTGACGGAAATGTGGCTTACCAAAACGGTGTGTCCATCGGAACCCTGAGCGCACCACCTGTAGGCTCGAACTTGTACGTTCTCGGTTCGGCAAACATCACCGATACTCTGAACGTTTCAACTTTGTACGTAAATTCAGCAACCGTCTTTGGTTCCGCCACCCTAAATGTTTTTGGAATTTCAAACCTAAATTCAGTACTCGCCAGTCTTTATATTGGTAACGGTTCTGGAATTTCAAACATTAACGGATCGAATGTCGTTAGCACTGTAGGAACGGCTCAGAGCGTTACTTCCCCGACACAACCCAACATAACCTCAGTGGGAACCCTGACCGGTCTTACAGTTCAGGGGTTGCTGATCGCCTCCAATGGTTCTGGAATTTCAAACATTAACGGTTCAAATGTCGTCGGCACGGTAGGAACGGCTCAGAGCGTTACTTCCCCGGCACAGCCCAACATAACTTCCGTGGGAACCCTGACCGGTCTTACAATTCAGGGGTTGCTGATCGCATCCAATGGTTCTGGAATTTCAAACATTAACGGATCGAATGTCGTCAGCACTGTAGGAACGGCTCAGAGCGTTACTGTACAGGCGCAAACCAACATAACCTCCGTGGGAACCCTGACCGGTCTCAATATTCAAGGGTTGCTGATCGCCTCCAATGGTTCTGGAATTTCAAATCTGAATTCTTCAAATCTGGTGGGCAATGTAGCAGCGGCAGAGGTCGCAATGAGCGTTACCGATCCAGCACAACCCAATATAACCTCCGTGGGAACCCTGACCGGTCTCAATATTCAAGGGTTGCTGATCGCCTCCAATGGTTCTGGAATTTCAAACATTAACGGATCGAATGTCGTCAGCACTGTAGGAACGGCCCTGAGCGTTACCGACACGGCACAACCCAACATAACCTCTGTGGGAACTCTGACCGGTCTCAATATTCAGGGTTTGCTGATCGCCTCCAATGGTTCTGGAATTTCAAACATTAACGGTTCAAATGTCGTCGGCACTGTAGGAACGGCCCTGAGCGTTACCGACCCGGCACAACCCAACATAACCTCAGTGGGAACCCTGACCGGTATTACAGTTCAGGGATTGCTCATCGCTTCCAACGGTTCTGGAATTTCAAACATAAATTCCTCAAACCTGGTGGGCAATGTAGCATCGGCTAACGTCGCCATGAGCGTTACTGCCCCGTCACAACCCAATATAACATCGGTGGGAACCCTGACCGGTCTTACAGTTCAGGGTTTGCTGATCGCGTCCAATGGTTCTGGAATTTCAAACATAAATGGTTCAAATGTCGTCAGCACTGTAGGAACGGCTCTGAGCGTTACTGATCCGGCACAACCCAACATAACCTCAGTGGGAACCCTGACCGGTCTTACAGTTCAGGGGTTGCTCATCGCGTCCAATGGTTCTGGAATTTCAAACATAAATGGTTCAAATGTCGTCAGCACCGTAGGAACCGCTCTGAGCGTTACTGATCCGGCACAACCCAACATAACCTCCGTGGGAACCCTGAGCGGTCTTACAGTTCAGGGGTTGCTGATCGCCTCAAACGGTTCTGGAATTTCAAACCTAAATTCTTCAAACCTGGTGGGCAATGTAGCAGCGGCAAATGTCTCCATGAGCGTTACTGTCCCGTCACAAACCAACATAACCTCGGTGGGAACCCTGACCGGTCTTACAATTCAGGGATTGCTGATCGCCTCCAACGGTTCTGGAATTTCAAACATCAACGGTTCAAATGTCGTTAGCACGGTTGGAACGGCCCTAAGCGTTACTATTCCGGAACAAACCAACATAACATCGGTGGGAACCCTGACCGGTCTTACAATTCAGGGTTTGCTGATCGCCTCTAACGGTTCTGGAATTTCAAACCTGAATTCTTCAAACCTGGTGGGCAATGTAGCGGCGGCTAACGTCGCAACGAGCGTTACCGATCCGGCACAACCCAACATAACTTCAGTGGGAACCCTGACCGGTCTCAATATTCAGGGTTTGCTCATCGCCTCGAATGGTTCTGGAATTTCAAACATAAATGGGTCAAATATCGTCAGCACTGTAGGAACGGCCCTGAGCGTTACTGATCCAGCACAACCCAACATAACCTCAGTGGGAACTCTGACCGGTCTTACAGTTCAGGGTTTGCTGATCGCCTCAAACGGTTCTGGAATTTCAAACATAAATGGTTCAAATGTCGTCAGCACGGTGGGAACGGCTCTGAGCGTTACTGTCCCGTCACAAACCAACATAACCTCGGTGGGAACCCTGACCGGTCTTACAATTCAGGGATTGCTGATCGCCTCGAACGGTTCTGGAATTTCAAACATAAATGGTTCAAATATCGTCAGCACTGTAGGAACGGCTCAGAGCGTTACTGATCCGGCCCAAACCAACATAACCTCAGTGGGAACCCTGACCGGTCTTACAGTTCAGGGATTGCTGATCGCCTCCAACGGTTCTGGAATTTCAAACATAAATGGTTCAAATATCGTCAGCACGGTTGGAACGGCTCTGAGCGTTACTGCCCCGTCACAACCCAATATAACATCGGTGGGAACCCTGACCGGTCTTACAGTTCAGGGGTTGTTCATCGCGTCCAATGGTTCTGGAATTTCAAACATAAATGGTTCAAATATCTTCAGCACTGTAGGAACGGCTCAGAGCGTTACTGATCCAGCACAAACCAACATAACCTCGGTGGGAACTCTGACCGGTCTCAACATTCAGGGGTTGATGATCGCCTCTAACGGTTCTGGAATTTCAAACATAAATGGGTCAAATGTCTTCAGCACTGTAGGAACGGCCCAGAGCGTTACTGTCCCGTCACAAACCAACATAACCTCAGTGGGAACCCTTACCGGTCTCAATATTCAAGGGTTGCTCATCGCCTCCAACGGTTCTGGAATTTCAACCATAAATTCCTCAAACCTGGTGGGCAATGTGGCGGCGGCCAACGTCGCCACGAGCGTTACTGATCCGTCCCAAACCAACATAACCTCCGTGGGAACCCTTACGGGTCTTTACTCATCGGGGAACGTTTCGGCTTCTTTATTTATTGGAGGTGGAAATGTACTGTCGAATATACAGGTTTCAAATCTTACTGGAACTTTGAACTACGCAAACACGGCCGGGAGCGTTACTAACCCGGCCCAGCCAAACATAACATCTGTGGGGACTCTCACAAGTCTGTCGGTCACAGGGTCGCTCGTAGCAGGCACAATAAGTGGCGACGGTGAGGGTCTTTTTGGTATCCACGCCAACGCCATTACAGAAACGCTCGCGACCGCCAATTCAGTCGTTCAGCCGGCTCAGCCAAATATCACATCTGTTGGTACTTTGACGGGACTCCGCGTCGATGGATTATTGATAAGTTCAAACGCGTCAGGTTTATCCAATGTACCCGCTGCCAATCTTACAGGCACCATCTCAACCGGCGTTCTTCCCGCGAGCGGCGTCTCGGCGGGCATGTACGGGTCACGGGACAATGTATCGAGCGTGACTGTTGATCAGTACGGCCGGATCACAGCGGCATCTAACGTCGCCACACAATGGACAAGTAATTCCGGAAATACTATTTATTATTCAAATTATGTAGGAATTGGCGCAACTTTTGTACCGACCGCGAACCTTCACGTTATAGGAAATGCATACGTGTCAAATGCGGTCACGACGACTAACATTTTCTTCACAAATACAATTCAGAATACAAATTTGCCAGTGACTGGAGTGACGGCCGGTGAGTACGGTTCTGTTTCCAATATACCCCAAATTTTCGTGGATCAATATGGGCGCCTCACAAGCGTTTCAAATGTAAAAACACAATGGACGTCTATCGACGCGAACGTCGCCTTTGGAAACGGCGTCAGTATCGGAACCCTTTCGAACCCACCGGCAGGATCTAATCTATATGTTGTAGGAACTGCCAATATAGAAGCAATAAACACGTCTTCTATTTCAATTCCAATTATAAATGTAGCCTCGGCGAACATCACCACCCTTGTGGTGGCGACTGGAATACTCACCACCATGAACGCCTTGAGCGCCAATCTGGTCACTGGGAACGTCGGAACCCTCAACGTGGCGACTGGAATACTCACCACCATGAACGCCTTGAGCGCCAATCTGGTCACTGGGAACGTCGGGACCCTCAACGTGGCGACTGGAATACTCGCCACCATGAACGCCTTGAGCGCCAATCTGGTCACTGGGAACGTCGGAACCCTCAACGTGGCGACTGGAATACTCACCGCCATGAACGCCTTGAGCGCCAATCTGGTCACTGGGAACGTCGGGACCCTCAACGCGGCGACTGGAATACTCGCCACCATGAACGCCTTGAGCGCCAATCTGGTCACTGGGAACGTCGGCACCCTCAACGTGGCGACTGGAATACTCACTACCATGAACGCCTTGAGCGCCAATCTGGTCACTGGGAACGTCGGGACCCTCAACGCGGCGTTTGGAATGTTTTCCACTATGAACGCCTTGAGCGCCAATCTGGTCACTGGGAACATCGGCACCCTCAACGTGGCGACTGGAATACTCACCACCATGAACGCCTTGAGCGCCAATCTGGTTACGGCGAACGTAAGTAACCTTGTTGTGTCATCCAATATTCTTGCGGGACCTCTCGGAAACACATACTTGACGGGTAATCTTGTCGTCTCGGGCAACGTCTTTAGTAGTATAGGAACTCCTCTAGGTGAGGGGGGATCGTTATACTATAGCCTCGCCTTGAATTACACGCCTCCTGTGTATACGGGAGTTCTTTATGGGCAGGCGCTGGCCTTCGGGCTCGGCTCATTCAGCGAACAAGGGTCAAGTACTCTCGTGTCTAGATCCGCAAATGGGAATTTTAGATTCAATAAACCAGGAATTTACAACATTAAGGCTATTTTCTTAACGACGTCCGATAATATAACGGGTATGGGAATAGGGTCAAACGTGTCGGACGTGACGACGCGCACTGATCAGACGTACGTTTACAGATATATGCCGTTCATCACACGAAATCCAACTGAAATTTTCGACATTGATTTTTACGCAACTTCAACAGCTGATTATTACTATATAGATCTCTTTGCGGTTGATACTCCGGTGCTCGCACCGACTCTGAACCCAGCTGGGGGTACGTGGGTGACTATAACTCCGGTGTTGTAACTTAAAAAAATAAATTTTAAAACTAAAATGGAGAGAGCTGCAAACAATTGGATCGCCAACTGGCTCAAAGAACATCCAGACCGTGATGAAGATTCAGCACGGTCTGAATGGGAGTCGCTTTCTGTTGAGATTAGATCATACCTTATGATCATAGGTGATAAGGTCACCGAAGAGATTCGCGCAAAGCTTCTGAAAACGCTCGATGAATACCCAGCATCTGAGTCTCTCAAGGAGTCTTTTAGACGTCAGTTATTGAATTAAGTTCAGTTCTCGAGTGCTAGCCGGTCGGTATCTGAAAAAGCCGTACTGAATATCTCAATTTCGTGTAAATTTCCTATATAATTGACCGCTTGTCCACCCCTGCCAAAGTAAAGAAAGTTTCCGGGGTCTGTACCCATTGTAAGAGCATTCGATGCGAGAGTTTGTATGACTCCATTTACATATATTGGAATTGCGGTTGTTGACGTCGCCTTGTGAACAACTGAAGTTTTTGTGGACCCTATAGCTGGTGCGCCCGACAATATATAATTCTCACTATTACCAACCTGAGAAGGGAACCCCCCTCGCGAAGTTTCGCTAGTTGTTCCGTCTCCGAGCCAAAACTTCTTTTCGTTACCGGACCAAACAAAATCATTTCCGTTTGCCTTGTAAACCACAAGACCTCCTGTGTTATTAGATACGACATATCTCAGAGTAAATGCGCCAGATCCGAAATTTATATTAACTTCTTAGAGTTTATTAGATGGGATACAGCAACATAGCTGGAGATCTCAACGTGTTGTCCACGACGTTTACACAAAACCTGACCGTCAGGGGAGACACGACCCTAAACGGAAACCTGTCAGCCACGTCAGGTTTTCATAATTTCGGAAACGTCACGGCTGCGAATCTCGTCGTCACGGGCAACTTCACAGTCACGGCGACAAACACACAGGTCAGTAACGCCCTGAGTATAAACAACGCTGGTACTGCGACCGCGCTCAAGGTTGTTCAGTTCGAGGGAGGAGGTCCTGGCCACATATACAACGTCGCCGAGTTTTGGGACTTCCAGACGCTGGCCATGGTCATAGACGCCGAGGGTAACGTCGGGATTCACACCACGGCTAGCCCGGATTACGCACTGACTGTCGTTGACGGCAGTTATCTTACGGTCGTGACATCTCAGTTGTACATGGGGAACGGTTCAGGTCTGAGCAACTTGACGACGAGCAATCTAAATGGCCTGATTCTTTCGGCCCAACTCGCATCTACCCAGACTAACATCACTTCTGTGGGTATTTTGACTAGTCTCAACGTCACAGGAATCTCGAACCTTTCGACGACGAACGTAACCTCTTTGAACGTCGCAACGGCGACGGTCCAGACCCTGGGGAACATTGCGACCCTCAACGTCTCCACGAGCGGAAACGCATTGGTGATGAACGCCGTCTCGCTCTTCGGGGGCGCCCTGAACGTCACGGGAACCTCGAACCTTTCGACGACGAATGTAACCACCCTGAACGTCGCAACGGTGACGGTCGCGACCCTGGGGAACATCGCGACCCTGAACGTCTCCACGAGCGGAAATGCTTTGGTGATGAATGCCGTCTCGCTCTTCGGGGGCGCCCTGAACGTCACGGGAACTTCGAATCTTTCGACGACGAACGTGACCACCCTGAACGCGGCATCGATTTTCGGAACGAACATGAACATCACTGGGATCTCGAACCTGTCAACCCTCAACGCCGCCTCGATTTTTGGGACGAACATGAACGTCACGGGGACCTCGAACCTGGCAACCACGAATGTGACCACCCTGAACGCCGCCTCGCTCTTCGGGGGAGTCCTGAACGTCACGGGAACCTCGAACCTGACCACCCTCAACGCCGCCTCGCTCTTCGGGGGAGTCCTGAACGTCACGGGAACCTCGAACCTTTCGACGACAAACGTGACAACCCTGAACGTCGAAACGGCGAACGCGACCAACTTGACGGTCCAGACCCTAGGGAACATTGCGACCCTGAACGTCTTCACGAGCGGAAACGCTTTGGTGATGAATGCCGCCTCGCTCTTCGGTGGCGCCCTGAACGTCACGGGAACCTCGAACCTTTCGACCACGAACGTGACCACCCTCAACGCCGCATCGATTTTCGGGACGAACATGAACGTCACTGGGACATCAAACCTTTCGACGACGAACGTGACAACCCTGAACGTCGCAACGGCGAACGCGACCAACTTGACGGTCCTGACCCTAGGGAACATTGCGACCCTGAACGTCTTCACGAGCGGAAACGCTTTGGTGATGAATGCCGTCTCGCTCTTCGGGGGCGCCCTCAACGTCACAGGAACCTCGAACCTTTCAACGACGAACGTAACCTTCCTGAACGTCGCAACGGCGAACGCGACCAACTTGACGGTCCGGACCCTGGGCAACATTGCGACCCTGAACGTCTCCACGAGCGGAAACGCTTTGGTCATGAATGCCGTCTCGCTCTTCGGGGGCGCCCTGAACGTCACGGGAACCTCGAACCTGTCAACCACGAACGTGACCACCCTGAACGCGGCATCGATTTTCGGAACGAGCATGAACCTAACCTCCCTCAATTCCGCCTCGATTTTTGGGACGAGCATGAACGTCACGGGAACCTCGAACCTGTCGGTCATGAACGCAGCATCTATATTCGGAACTACAATGAATGTGGAAACGGCAAATATCACATACCCGATACCGATAACGACTGGTCTTTTCATGAACCTCAACTCGACATATACCCTGAATTCTACAGGCAATTGGTCTGGAAATATAGCAGGAAGCGTCACTTCAAATTTATACACCCTTTTTGCACCAAATCCCATTGCGGCATGGACTGCGTACGGGTCAAACCCATTGATTTCCGGGCCGACGACCAACGGAGGTTTTAGATTCAATCAGACGGGGCCGTACCAATTCAACATAGTTCTGACCTCGGATAACAACATCAAGACGATAGCCCTGTCATCAAACGTATCAGACGTCCACTCGAATTTAGCAGATCCCGGTGTGTGGCTTTATTGTTATCGCATATCAGTGGGTCAGGATCCTTCCGTTCCAGTACAAATTCCTTTTTATGTGGATTCAACTTCGAATTATTATTTTATAGATTTTGAAGCAATGAATCAGACAGACAACATCCACAGAACCGCGTATACGAACGTCACAGCAGAAGGATACACGGGTTCATATGTCGTGGTGAGACCTGTATAAAAAAACTCTGTAAAAAGTAATATGCCAATCATCACCAATTTTGGTGATGTGGTCACCACAGGGAATACTTTGTTATTTGGAAATCTCACGGTTCTCAACTCGTCGACAATGATCACCGGAAATTTGCTTCCGAACGTTTCAGGGACGGCGAATCTCGGGCAAATTGGTTCTCAGTTCGGGTCGGCGTTCATTCAGACTGTAAACGTGTCTTCGGAGCTCAACGTCGCATCTGGAAATCTGACCAACATGACGGTTCGGACCCAGGCGAACATTGCTACCCTAAACGTCTTCACGAGCGGAAATGCTTTGGTGATGAATGCCGTTTCGCTCTTCGGGGGCGCCATGAACGTCACAGGAACGTCTAACCTTTCGACGACGAACGTAACCACCCTGAACGTCGCAACGGCGAACGCAACCAACTTGAGGGTCCAGACCCTGGGGAACATTGCGACCCTGAACGTCTTCACGAGCGGAAATGCGTTGGTCATGAACGCCGTGTCTCTTTTTGGGGCGAACATGAACGTCACGGGAACCTCGAACCTGTTCACCATGAATGCCACCACCCTCAACTCCAGCTCAATCTTCGGAGCGGCAATGAACGTCAGTGGAACCGCTAATCTTTCGACTATATCGGTATCTTCCATCGCTTTGCTTACTCTGAACGTCACGAGCGCGTCGAACCTTTCGTCCACGAACGTGACCACCCTCAACGTCATCTCTCTTTTCGGGGAGAACATGAACGTCACGGGAACCTCGAACCTTTCGACGACCAACGTAACCACCATGAACGTCGCAACGGCGAACGCGACCAACTTGACGGTCCGGACCATGGGGAACATTGCGACCCTGAACGTCTTCACGAGCGGAAACGCTTTGGTCATGAATGCCGTCTCGCTCTTCGGGGCGAACATGAATGTCACGGGCACTTCGAACCTGTTCAACATGAATGCCGCCACCCTGAATCTCACAACGGCCAATGCGACAAACATGACGGTCCAGACCCTGGGGAACATTGCGACCCTGAACGTCTTCACGAGCGGAAACGCTTTGGTGATGAATGCCGCCTCGCTCTTCGGGGGCGTCATGAACGTCACGGGAACTTCGAATCTTTCGACGACGAACGTAACCTTCCTGAACGTCGCAACGGCGAACGCGACCAACTTGACGGTCCGGACCCTGGGCAACATTGCGACCCTGAACGTCTCCACGAGCGG